CACCAACATATCATAGACACTCTCACTTGCCCTTTTCCACATAGGAAGAGTCAGTACCCTATTCTCTACATCAAACTGTGCAGTTTTAATATTACGATTCTCAACTAAAATATCTTCAGTGGCAAGAAGTTTTGCAAGTTGTGATTTGATTTCATAGTTGACCATAGTCATTTCGTTTCCGATAGACATAGTATATAACAAAACCCGACCAAAAAATGGACGGGGTGTACAGTTCTATTATTGGCACATACATCAATCCCCTCCACTTATTAGGTGAAGGGGACTTTGGTTTTAAACTCATTGATCGTTTTTATTCGGTAAGAATGTGACGACAGAACCTCCTTGCGGTACTATCGATAATTTCACAATCGGAAATACATTGAAAGTAATCTGTGACTTGATCTCGTGTCTCCTCGTTAGTTGATTTTTCGTCCCATTTCCAAGATGCTAGTTCGTTCCGTGATAAAAGATCTTTCATGGTATTCTCCGTATCAATATATTATATAGTATACTTTGTGTTAGTTTACTAACATTTGTATAGTCTTAATATAACTATTCCTTTCTTGAAAATCCTTTATGTTTAGAAAATCGAATGACTTGATCAAACTTATCCTCCAATCCCTCCTTATGAGATATTACGAAGACGTTGACATCTTTTAGATTATATCTAATGATTTTCATAAAGTCATCTGATCCACTTCCATCCAGACTACTATCACAAACCTCGTCGAGTAATAGTAAATTACAATTGACAGAGTTTTTAACTCTAGAGATTTCTCTCCAGGTAAAGAGGAGGGATAAATCAATTCTGAGTTTTTCTCCTTCTGAGAAACTACTATAAGTAAAATCCTCATGTATTGGAGATTTTATACTCTCATTGAATTCACTATCCAATGAAAAATTAATGTAGAAGTCCATCATCTGAAGGTAGTTATTTACCTGTTGATTGATGAGAGGAAGATACTTCTTAATAATCTTTGCCTTGACTCCACCGTCTTTAAGAAGACTATATACGAAATCATGGTAGGAAATATTCTCTTTCCGTTTAGTAAGTTCATCATATGTTTGATCAAGGGTACTTCTTAATGTTTCTAACTTTTCATGCTCAGTATTTCTGTTCTGGATCTGACTGGTAACAGTTTGAATTTCTGATTCCAGTCCCCTAACCTGTTTCTGTAAGCTAGAGATCTGTACATTGAAAGAAGAAATTTCATTAAGTACTTTTGTAGTGTCCTTGGTGAGTTGATTAAATTGTGATTCTCTCAACTCTTCGTCTTTAATTGCACCTTGGAGTTGTTCATACCCCTCACGCAACTCTTCTGCTTTATTTTGAGAATCAATAATTCTATTTACACGGAATGATTCTTCAATTTCCTGGTCACAGGTGGGACAAACCGTATTTTCACTGAAGAATTTATGTTCCTTTACAATAGTCTGTATTCGTTGTGACAATTTACCTTTGACATTACCAAACTCACGAAGTCTTTGTTGAACTCCTTCAAAGTTTTCTAAAGATTTATTGAGTTCTGCAAGTCTATCTTCTTCAGTCAAACTTTTCTTGAACAAAGTTTCGATTTCAGTATTGATAGAATTAATACTATTAGTCTTTACGGTAATGTCGTCTTTACTTTGACTCTCAAGTTTATCGATAAAGTCTTTTTGCATATCGACTTTATCTTGAATCGACTCTTTCTTCAACTGTAGAGTCTTCGTCTCTTCACGAATAACACGAATCTTGGATTTGATTAAGTCATTCATCGATGAGAAGATTTTAATGTCGAGAAGATCTTCCACAACTTCTCTACGACTAGATGCAGACAGTTGCATAAAGGGTACAAAGGTAGAAGAACCCAAGATCACGATCTGTGTGAAACTTTTATAGTTCATCTTGAGAACATTCTGTTCTAACCACTTCTGTTGGTCTATAGCAGAGTGTGATTGGTCTAACTCCTCACCATTGCGAGTAATCTTAAAAATGTTTGGTTTGATACCTCTTTGAATTTTCCACTCTACACTATTAACATCAAACTCAATTTTTACGAGTGCACCTTTATCATTTGTAGAGTTGATAAGTTGATTTTTATTGATTTTTCTAAAACTTTTTCCATACAAAACAAAGGTAAGTGCATCCAAGATGGTTGACTTACCTGCCCCATTAGCACCGATGATAAGTGTGGTTGCAGTCTCATCAAGAATAACTTCTGTTGGTTGATTACCGGTACTTAAAAAGTTGGCCCAGGAGATTTTCTTAAAGGTTATCATATTCTTCGTCAGGTGGAATTACAATGTCATTGGAGGTAATCACAGTATAACGGTGATCGTGCATTTCACAAGTTTTTATCATTACTTCATCATCTACTTCTAACACAGTCATTTTAGGATAACCAAGTTCTTCTAATTGCATAGAATATCTTGTTGCATCATCCTCCTGAATAAAGATATAAAGAACCTGTTCCCCATCTTCATCAATAACAGAATATGCTCCTTCTTTTTCCTTACCTACGACTGTGATAATGTACATCAAATAACCTCACATGCTTCCTGATATATCTCTTTAATCAGGGACTGAATCAATGGTTTATTTAACTCGGTTTCAGACTCATCAATATATCTACTTAAGATAGACATAGTGTCTTCTGATTCTTCTGTTTCAAACTCTTCACTCTCAATGAGTTGAAAGTTCTCTACAATCTTAAGGTCTGCAACACCAGTTGCATAAAGTTTGTCAATAAATTTTTCAAACTTCTTGATGTCACTTTTTTTTCTTACGATAACCTTGACAATCTTATTCTCATACTCTGTGGTATTGAATGTTTGATGGTCTGTGTCTTCGTAATAGATGTTATAGAAGAGTCTGTGAGGATTATTTACAGGGGTGTGTTCTAGAGATTCTGTATCAAAAAGAGTGAAACCTCTGGAATCTTTGACATCACTCCAGAACATTTCATAGGGATTACCGAGATAATAAACGGTCCCATTGTCGGATCGAGTGTGATAATGTCCCGAGAATACTTTTTCGAACTTATCAAAGGATCTACTGTCGTGACCGTGGTCCATGACGATTTGGTTATTGACTTTGAACCCGTTGAGCTCAAGGTGTCCCATTGCGACTGAACACTTGGTCTTACTGATAATCTTATCGGTTTCTTTCTGGTTGTCTTCATTGATCCAAGGAATAAAGAGAGTTTTAAGACCACCCAATGACACCTCTGTAGGAGAAGAATAAACCTCAACATTATCATATTCTTTCAGTAGAAGGTCTACTGCATTAACTTCGTTTGTGTTCTTGTAATATGCGTCATGGTTACCAACCATAAGATGCATTTTGATACCACGTTCCTTAAGAGGGTCAAACACAACTCTCTTGGACCACTTTAGTGCTTTGAATTCAATACTCTTACGACTATCAAATGCATCACCCATATGTACTACAGTATCGATACCTTCCTTTTCTAGTGTAGGGAAGAAGACATCTTGATAGAACTTTTCAAAGTAATCGTGAAAGAGTTTAGAGTTTTTACGAGCGCCGTAGTGCGTGTCGCTGATTATCGCTACTTGCATGATGAGGTTTGTGTTCTCTGTCTAAAGGTTGTGATTTGGTGAGGTCTCTACGTGATTGGTTTTTGATAACGATGAAACAATCTTTATTATACTTACGAGTACCGATAGGTGACTGCCACTTTCTGTTATACTCTTCACCAACATCAATACCTGAGATTTGAGTACCACCGAGTTCTACAGTAATCTCATCATCTACAGACCAACCAAGTTTTTCTACATAACCAGCAACGAGTTCGTTGATAGTTGGTTTATCCAGAATACGCTCTTCTGGGTCAAGACTTCCATTCATAATCAACCACCTCTCAGTTTCTGATGCACTGCATCTTTAATACTGTTATAGTCGGAATAGTTACCACTGTCAAGTTCATTGGAATCAAAGACCTCATCGAAGTCACTCTTCTCAAGAATCTTGTTTTTAATTTCTAGTTGCTTTTTCTCTTGAGAGATACGTCTCAGAAATGCATAGTAGATAATCTGAGTGAAGTATGCAAAGGGGTTCTTTGACTTTTCTGGATTAAAGTTATGAATGTATCTTACGCAGTTCTCAATACCATCACAAATCATATCATCCTTGAACATGTAGTTCACGAAGTTAGGTTTGTATGATAGATGGTTTGCAATCTTCAGGAAACATTCACCAATATACCTAGGAATAACTGGTTTGGGTTGGTCATTGAGTTTTGCTGTTGCAACCTGTGCAAAGTAATTCTCAAGAGCATTCAGAAATTCCTTATTGTTTACATAGTGTTCTGTACTTCTTGGTTTTGGCATAATGGTTTCAAGTCTTTAACCCGAATAATGTGTTGTACTTATTATAACATGACTTTATCAGTTCGACAAGAGTTGACAAGAATACAAATGTCGTATAGACTAGGCTTGTCCCGGTTGATAGATAAGCTATAGGTTCTTAGAGATTATAGAGTTTCTCTAGAACTTCTTTAGCATCATGGACACTAGAAATGTAACCCATCTTTCTATCTAACTTATGAAAGTTACCTTTAGTAGATTTTCTTATGTACTCTTGATAGTTCATAATCATCTCAAGATTCTCTGATTCAGACATCGTAAGAACATCATCTAGATTAATTACAAATAAGTCTTCATGGGAAGTCTTTAACCATGGTTCAAACTTATATCCAGTAATAGAACCTCTACTCTTCACAGGTTCTATCATAATAGGATTTGATACCAGTAACATAGTTCTATCATCTTCATCAGATGCTGCTACCTTGGCAAATATCTCATCACCACATTTAAGTTTTATGGTGGCAAAGAAATCGTCTTCAAGCATATACTCTCCTTGTTTAGTCTTTTATATCAATAGTTAAAATATCGTAGTTGAACTGTTCAGATACGTAAATTTTAATCCTCTCAATAAAATGATTTAGTGTATAGTTTTTTCTTGAGTTAATCGTAAAATCGTCAGCAATATCATAAAGTTTAGCACTCACTTTATCTTTGCCTTTCCTCAATACCCTTCCTATACTTTGAAGGTTTCTGATTCTTGATTTAGAAGGAGAGGCAAATATCACATTGTGAAGTCGTTTGATATTTACCCCCGTGCTAAATGTCCCATATGATGCAACAATGATAGCGTCTTGTTGTGATTCTGTAATGAGTCTGACTTGTTCCCTATCTTCGGCATCTACACCACCGTGAATAAAGAATACTCTTCTTCCTTCACTTACCTTATTATTTATCATCTCATATAAAATTGCACCATGAGATTCAACTCGACTGAATAAGACGAGAGTATTACCTTTCATATCACAGGAAAGATTTGTAATAAATTTATTTCTCATCTCGTGAGAGATGAGATGCTGAATCTCATCTTCGTATGTATCAAACCTCTTTGGTCGATACTTCAAGACTAAACATTGAATATCAAGTGACGCAAGATGACCTTCATCAATGAGTTTCTTTGTTCCAGTAACTTTATATGATGGTCCAAACAACCCCTCTAACACCCATTTATGGGTCTGTGAGCCATCTAAAGTTCCTGTAAACCCATATCTATACTTTGCATGATGTAACTTATCCATGATACTGATAAGAGACTTAGATTTGAAGTTATGTGCCTCATCCCCTATAACAACCTCATATGGTTCAAAGAACTTTCTATCTAACTGATATACAGACTGCCAGGTAGTTATAGTTACAGAGTTTGTATTGACCCTCTCACGCCCTGCGTAGATACGGTGACAGTGATTTGCAACATCCCAACCATAACTTTCAAAATCTTTTTGCATTTGTTCAACCAGAGATGTTGTAGGGACTACCAATAATACTTTCTTTTTGCGGGCAACAAAATATCTTACAATGCAGTAAATCATAAATGACTTACCAGAGCCAGTAGGGCTAATCAGTAATTTTCTGTTATATCTCAGTGCATCAAATACACCATCTACTTGATAGTCTCTTGGCGTTATGGAGGGTGCAATGGACTGCATATAGTCCTTTACTCCACCCTTACTTACAAAGTCATTGACTTCAAAAGGTGGTCCATAATACTTATTATTTTCGAATTGATATGTATATCCTGCAGTCTCACAGAATGCTACAACTTTATCTAATAGACCAACATAAATTCGCTTGGTCTTCATATTATATAAATGCACATACCCGTCCCAATGCCTACTACGGTATTGGGGCATAAATTTATTATTCTCGACCTCGAAGCTGAATTTATCCCGCAACTCATGCTCAACATGCGGTTCAGTTGTTATTTTTAGATATACTTCATTTACCTTCTCAATAATCAAATGAGACATAATGTAACTTTTCAGTTACTATTATTTATTACATATTGTCAAACCTATGTTCTAACATAATCTTATAGAAATTATCTCTCATCATAATTAAATCTAATTGTTCTGTCGGATCACCTCCAGGCCATCTCTCAACTGCTTGTGATAGACCGGTATGGATCAGACGAATACCTTCTATGGGTAATTCTATATGATAGTAACCTTCATCATCCATTACCCTGCTCCAGAACTAAATCGCATAAAATCTATACTATTTTTAATTTGATATGTTCTATTACTTATCTGTTTTAAAATTTCTTCTATATATTTGAGCATAACTTCGTAGTAGTCAATCTTCAACGAAACTCCTGAGAGTTTCTCATCTGCGTCAAGATATTTTTGAAG